TCAGGACCCCTTCGGCACCATTGAGAACATTGGAGTTTTCGATGAGCCTGTCTACCTGATACACCGAAAACAGCATCAATAAAATCGTGCGGTAATGGTTTGATAGCAGTAAAGGTTACCTTTTGATCTACCAAAGGTCGCATCACCGATTGCATATCATCGCCTTGAACTTTGTCGGAGCATCCTAAATGTGGACATTCATAAATCACAGCAATCTCGCTTTCCAAAATTATATGCCGAGGTAGGAATAGCATTCTTGCCATTCCAGAAGAATAACGCCGTCAATAGCGCATTGTCTTATATACGCTTCGCCATCTTCAGTAAGGTCATTTCTCAAAAACATTCCGCAACTTTCACTTGGTAAGCGTTTACCGCCATTGTTGGTCTCTCCTCTCCGCCGCCTCATCCTTTGTCTCTTCGCGCAGCCTGGTTCCAAACCCTCCGCACAAAATCACTACTTTCACAGATCACCTTCTAATTCTTTATGAAGCATTATGAACATTCCTCCAGAATGTTTGTCAACACTGTTAGTTTTACAGGCCAATGTTAAGACTGTACCGTCTTGCTGCAATTGATATAATAAATCAACCAGTAACTAGAAGGGGTATCCAATGAGCATTGTCACGGGTATCAAATCCTTCGTTCCATCAATGGTGAATAAGGCATCCCTTGCCTTAGCTACTTCTCCCAATCCTATCCTCCGATCCATACCAGTTCCCATGTCCACCAACATGACGATGAAGATTCCCCCGCGCATGAGGGCCGAGGATTATACAAAAGCCTTCGGTTCGATTGGATGGCTTTATGCCGTAGTGTCCAAGATCGCATCGTCAGTATCAGAAGTTGACTGGCAGTTATACAGCATCCGTAATGGAGAACGCCAGGGCCAGCTTGAATCCCATCCGCTTTTAGAATTGCTGGAAGGTAAGGCCAATCCTTTCCAATCTGGCGATGAAGTACGAGAGCTTCATCAGATGTATATGGATTTACCTGGTGAAAGCTTCTGGATTCTGAACCGTGACAACCGAGGAATCCCAACTGAAATATGGATCGTTCCACCCAGTCGGATGACTGTGGTGCCTTCGCCCACTGATTTTATCGATCACTACGAGTATCGCTTACAGAACTTTCGTCAACGTTTAGAGATCGGACAGGTTATCCATTTCAAGACCCCCAATCCTGTAGATATGTACCGTGGACAGGCTCCCGTAGCTCCGATGGCAACTGAACTAGATACCGAACGGTTTGCGACAGAGTGGAACAGAAATATGCTATTTAACTCTGCGACACCCGAAGGCATCCTAAGAACCAAATCTGGTCGTACCACTCCAGAGCAAAAAGAAGAGATCAAGCAGATGTGGAAACAACAGTACAGCGGCTGGGGTGCTTCCCACTCTATTGCCGTGCTTACTGGTGACCTGGAATATCAGGCCGTTTCGCTAAGTCCGCGTGATATGGATCATCTTAATCTTAGGAAGCTTGGCCGTGACAATATTCTTGGTTTGTACGGCGTTCCTCAACACATTATGGGGCTGTCTGAAAACGTCAATCTTGCCAATGCGCGAGAAGCCGAGAATGTATATGGAAGGCATGTGCTTAGAACAAGGCTTCGACGTATCAGGAACAAGCTCAACATGACTCTGGTGCCTATGTTTGGTGGTAATATTGAACTTGATTTCACCGACCCTGCTCCGCAAAACAGGGTAGAGCAAGTCAACATAGCATCTAGGGAGTTGTCGTCCGGTGCTGTTACCGTGAACGAATATCGCAAGTTATTAGGCTTCGACCAGGTACCAGGAGGCGACGTTTATCTACGTGCTGCTGGACTGATAGAAGTGCCAGTTAACCCAGCGGACCGTCCACCTCCGATGATGGCTATCGGTGAGGACCGGAATGTGTTTGAAGGTGGCATGGTACGCATGATCAACCGCGCTTTGAACGGTGCTGAAGAAACTATTTATCGGCGTTCATCTGATTCTGCGCCAACCAATGATGATGAATCATTGCCGGTGATGCCGAAGAGCCGATACACCACTGAACAGAAGGAAATCATCTGGCATCAATTTGTAACTGATACAGAAGCAATGGAAGCCCCTGTCGTGAAGGTTCTTCAACAGTTGTTCGAAGATCAAGCAGATGATCTGGTTCGACGTATACAAGGCATTGCATCTATTGATGACCTGATCTTTCCATTAGATGAATTTACAGAAATCATGGAAGAAAAGCTTCTCCCCATGCTTATCTTCGTGTTTGAGCAAGGCTTAGATGCTGGTGATGCATTGGTACATCCTGAACAACCACATACGGATGGCATCCGGAAAGTCCAATTAAATGCCACAGCAATGGTTTGGATTAGAAAACATGTTGGGGAAGCTATTGTTGGAATCAATGAGATAACGAGAAAAGCTGTCGTTACTACTTTGTTAGCAGGATTCACCGCAGAAGAAGGTATTCCGGCATTACAATCGAGGATACGTTCCGTCATGTCCGAAGCATCTGTGCGGCGATCACGAAACATTGCCCGTACTGAAGTCATTACGATGTCTAATCGTGGCACCGTTGAGGGATATATCGAATCCGGTGTAGTAGATGGTATGGAATGGCTGACTTCTTTGGATGGACGGCAAGACTCCATCTGTGAAGCTTTGAATGGTGTCGTCGTTGATCTCCATAAGAATTTCCCTGGTGGGTTCAGCCACCCTCCTGCCCATCCTAGTTGTCGGTGTACTGTTGTTCCTGTGATTTTATAATGATAGAATCATCCTGAGATACTGCGTAGAAGCACAGTATCTCCTCCGTTGCAAAGGCTCTCCGGTTGCGCCATACGGAGAGCCTATTTATTGCCTGGACATTTCCCCCATTGACTTGTTGTAAGGCAATTTGCTATTTTTTATACAACTTATACCTCCCTTATTATTGGAGACCCATAGCAGCAGTATCGTAGTCACGGGAGTAACATTAGGAGCTTCCATGATTGAAGCTAATGTGTCGAGCGAGAAGGTTCAGCTCTCTTTTTCCTACAATGTAAAGCAAGAGGGCGAAGAGAAGAACCGAGTGCTTCGTTTTATTGGTTCAGATGAAAGCCAAGACCGTGGCGGTGATCGTATCCTCGCTGAAGGCTGGGAGCTTGACAACTTTATCAAGAACCCAGTGTTTTTGTGGGCGCACGATTACTTCGCACCTCCCATAGGGAAAGCCCAAGTAATCACCTCGGAGAACGGCAAACTTATCTTTGATATCCAGTTTGCCACATCTGCCGAATATGAATTCGCTGACACCATATATAAACTATATAAAGGCGGTTACTTAGCTGCCGTCTCAGTAGGATTCATCCCCAAAGAGTGGAAATTCCTCGACGAAGCTGACAATGACCCCTCCCAATTTTTCATGCCCAAGATATTTCTAAAACAGGAATTGCTAGAGCTTTCCGCAGTGCCTGTTCCTGCCAATGCCAATGCTCTTATGCAAGCTGTTACACTCGGCGCAGTGTCCATTGATGAAGCACAATCTATCAGCAACTATGTGCTGAACCTAGCTGGCCTTTGGACACCGTCCAATAAGGCGTTCTCTTACACTAGCCCTGGCGACATCGATGATCTTGAGCAAAAGGATGCTATCCCTTATAAGAAGCATCCACTGGCTCCCGAAGATGTTGAATGGTCGCAAGGCGATGAAGTGGCTAAGTCTGAGATTGATGAATTAGAGATCATGGCTGTTTATGTTGAAGGGCGAAAACCGCGTAGGAAACGATCCTACCGTGGTATCCATCATGATGCCAGCGACGACCATGCCACCGTTTGGAAAGGCGTTCGGGCAGTTGCTGCTGATATTGCAGGTGGTAAATACGACGACATCTCCGATAACGATCTAATTGAGGTTAAGTCCCATATCGCCAGGCATTACAAGGACTTTGATAAAGGCGCACCACCTTGGGAGCGCAATGGTCAAGAAGAACCCAGCTTGACTGAGTCTTTGGCAACCACGATGGAATCCGTAGTTGAACTCTTGACCCTCACCTCTGTAGAAAACTTGACCCGATACTTACCGAAGTCGATCATGGATAAAATACTGCAAGCACGAACTCTTGCATCTGTTCAAGAAATTAAACAGGCCAAAGACGATGAGCAAATCATAATTGACGAGTTCTTTGCTGAATTGCAGCAAGAAGATAACGGAAATGGCGCAGAAGCCCAAGCTGAAATCGACCAATTTTTTGCCCATTGGGAAGAAGTCGAGTCCGAAGAAGAAGGAGCAGCGGTATGAACATGCAGGCACAATTACCGGAGTCAGTCCGCAGAGCGATCGAGGAGGCCAGTGCCGAAGCGGTAGACAAGGCCAACAAGAACCTCTCCCCGAACGTGGAGCAACAGATCAAGGATGCTTTGGATGCTGCCGGTCAGCGGAGTCGTGAAGAACACGATGATTACCGCAGTGGTCGGCGCGCACCTACTCCAGCCAACGATCCGCTCCAAAGATTTGTTCCTGGCCCTGTTGACCATGCGACCGGTCGTCCGTACGAAAACGGTGACAAGTTTAAATCCTTTGGCGAGTACCTTGTATCGGTTCACAATTCTCAGTTTGGGCGACATGACCCCAGACTTGAAGGAAGCCAGAATATAGGGATTGTGGAAACCAGAGCCACCGGACTCAGCGAAGGGATCGGCGCAGATGGTGGATTCCTTGTCCCTGATGAGTTTCGCGCCCAACTGCTCCAGAATGCTATGGAGGAAGCAGTGGTTCGTCCCAGAGCTACTGTCATCCCAATGGCTGGCGATCTTGTCAAGATTCCCAGGATTGATGAAAGCAGCCGTGCATCCACCGTCTTCGGTGGCGTACAAGCTTACTGGGTAGGCGAAGGCGCAACCCTTACCGCCTCTCAGCCCACTTTGGGATCGGTTGAACTCCGAAGCCGGAAGCTCGTCGGTCTCACTTATTCAACCACTGAACTTTTGCAGGACTCGGCCATTGGGTTGGAAGCTCTACTGTTCCAGCTGTTCGGTCGAGCCATAGGCTGGTTCGAAGATGACGGTTTCCTCTCCGGCAACGGTGCAGGTCAGCCACTCGGTATTCAGAACTCACCTGCCCGTGTCACGGTAGCTAAGGAAACATCTCAGGCTGCTACCACAGTTGTTTATGAGAACGTGGTGAAGATGCGGTCTAGAATCATGCCGACTTCTTATGGTAGGGCTGTATGGGTAGCCAACTCGGATACTATCCCTCAGTTAATGACCATGAACCTAGCCGTTGGTACTGGTGGAGCAGCCATGTGGGTGCAGTCCTCAGTGCCAGACATGCCCGATACCCTACTCGGTAGGCCAATCGTTTACACCGAACATGCCCAGACTCTCGGAACGGCCGGGGACATCATGTTGGCCGACTTTAGCCAGTACCTGATCGGTGACCGAATGGACTTGCGGATCGATTCGTCAATGCACCAGCAGTTCACCACTGACGAGATTTGCTGGAGGTTTGTAAAGCGAGTCGATGGTCAGCCCTGGATGATCTCTGCGCTGACCCCACAAAATGGCAGCAACACTCTCAGCCCCTTCGTAGAGCTTGCAGTCAGGTCTTAAATAACAGAGCCATAGGCTAGGAGATGAGATATGGGACGAGAACTTTCGGAAATAGCGACTTTTGATTTCCTGGAACAAGCCGATATCGGTGGCACCAATGCCCAGAATGCGGGTGGATACCTCACCATGCTCGGTTATGACCGTGTCTTTGCTAAGGTTGAGCTAGGCACCTGGGATTCCGGCGATGACCTGGACGAATGCCGGATTCAGCAAGCTTCAGACTCTTCTGGGACTGGAGTTAAGGATTTCACCACCGATGCCAGTGGCGGTAATTACGATACTGACGCTCCTATCGATGCTGATGGCGATCAGGTAATTATCGAAGCCCGTCAAGAGAAGATGGACGCTGGCAACGATTTCAACCACGTGCGCCTATATGTGGCTGAAGGTGGTAATAGCGGAACAGACAACGTATTCGGTGTCTTTATCCGATACGATTACCACTACCCACACGAACAGCTTGATGGAACTGCATCCGCTGGTAGCATAGTGTACGTGAGACCGTCATAACACTTGACGGATGACGGGATCAAGGTTTGGAAGCTCAACAAAAGGGAGGCTCCTAAAGATCTTCCCACTGAGCTATTTGTACAAGCGGTAGATCATTACGCGGAACAAGATGACCCTCTGGACGGAGTTTACTGGTACGATGAATCGTTTGAGTACCTCACACCGGACGAACTCCAGAGGGTCAAAGCCAAAGCACGAGTCTGGCTTGATGTAACTGGGTCACTCCCAACCAATACCAATGTTTGGTGGGAACTCAGGGTAGCTCGTAGGCACGGTAGGCTTCCCCACAGTAGGACAGCTGCCTACGGCACCATTAATGATTATGATGGTTATACCTGCGGTCATTGCGGTGCCCGTTGGAATGACCGCCCAAGGCGATGTAAATTGTGTGACACAATCATCATAATGCGAGGTGGAATCTAGTTAGTAGATAATCCACCACTCGCAACAAAGGCCAATCCTGAAAAGCGAGGTTAGAAATGCTACGAGCCGGTCTCTCAGGCCCCATTTGGATACGCTCCCTGGTACTCCTATGTTCCCTTTTTGATGTTGTACGTGTATCGCTCAATATGAATTTGGGAAGATTCCCCAATTGGATCAAGCTGTTTTACATACGTGTCCTCTTGTTCCAGTTTGGCGCAATCAGCAATCCCATGTATGCCCAGCAACGCCATCTGAATAGACAGGCAACACGTTCCTGGTATTTCGGTTTACCGTCACGGATGCGCCGACATTACCAGAGTGCGATGCTTGCTCGTAACGGAATCCCGATGGTGGCAGGCGGTGCCACAATAGTCGGTTCCAGAACTGGGTTGTTCTGGAAGCAAGCCCCTGGTCAACTCCCCTCCATTGTTAACGCCAACTATTTCTCCGGCAATGTGTTCTTCGTGGACAGCAACGCTCTAGCAACCGGCACCACTTCGTCATATGGAATGCACCCTGATAAAGCTATTGCAGACGTTGAATCTGCCGAAGCTCTTTGTACTGCTAGTCAAGGCGATGTGATCTTTGTTTTGCCTGGTCATTCTGAAACAATTACCGACGAGACAACAATGGACAGCGCAGGTATCTCGGTTCTTGGCCTTGGGCAAGGGTCGGCTCGTCCTCAGTTTACGCAAGCCGTGGCTGGTGATTGTTTCGCCCTAGATGCTGCCAACGTTGTCCTAGATAATCTCTACTTCAACGAAGCGACGACCGCCCCCGCCTCTGGTGGCGCAACCATTGATATCAACGCTGCAAACTGTAAGGTCTCAAACTGTCACTTTGACATCGGCTCCACGAACTTGGAATCAATTACGATCACAGGTGACGGTGATGGTGCCGAGATTGTTGGTTGCACCTTCGTCGTGACGGCAAATGGTGCCGATGCAGCGATTGAAATCGAAGCCATCGTTACCGAAGTATTAATACACAATTGCCGGTTCTTCGGTGGCACTGACACCAACGGATGGGACACCGGAGCCATTAACTCCGGCGTTGCCCAGACACAATGTGAGGTCGTTGGCAACCGGTTTACTTACGGGCCAGCGATCATCTTCACGGCTGCTGCAACCGGCATGATCGCTTACAACCTAATGGGTGAAGGCACCCTTGCATCGATGCTTGACCCTGGTAGCTGCATGTGTTTTGAGAACTACGAAGCTGATGCTGTAGACCAGTCCGGTCGGTTGATACCCACTACAGTAGCCTCATAAGGAGAAATCTGTGGCTGGAACAGTTACACAAGCTGCAACCAAGCGTGGCCCCGTGGCGGTGGTGGAGTTGAGTTGTACTGGAGATAGCTCGGATGGTTCCGTCCCAAATACTGACATCACCGCCAGGATGAGCGGTAGACTGCTGGCGTTGGAAACAAATCCAGGGTCAACCGCTCCCACGAGTAACTATGACATTACGATAGTAGATGCGAATGGGCATGATGTGCTGGAGGGTGTCGGAGCGAATCGACATACCTCTAGCACGGAAAAGGTAAGTATCGTGTTCTCCGGCACATCTGTTAATCCTCCGGTCGCAGCCGATGATGTGCTGACGTTCAAAGTCGCTAATCAAAATGTTAATAATGCGACATATATAGTCCGAGTTTATGTGCTGGGTAGTCTGGAGGCTTAGTAGATGCGATATATCGAGCATGTTGATACAGGGGAATCGCACGAGACTTTTATCCTGGGTGAGAAGAAGGGTGGAGTGGTATCCACCTATTTCGATGATGATGCCAACAATGTGATTGCTATTACTGACCTTGATGGTGACTCTGCGATCTCCATTGGATTCTCGGCAGATGATATCCCTGCCATAGAGCTATACGGTAGTGCATCTGGATTGCGCTATGCAGGCAACCTCCTAATCAACAATGGCAACGGAATAGTTATTGGACATACCTCGCAAGAAACCATATCTACCCTAGATGGCGCAACAGATTTAGTACCTGAACTACAAGTGCTAGGGACGGCGCAAGCCGATGGGACAATTATGGCGGCGGTCTTTTCTACTACGGCTACCAATGCTGCCGCTCCGATGTTGGCTCTTGTAAAAGGTGGCAATGCCAGTATTGGTAGCCATACCATCGTCACAGACAATGAGGTGCTAGGAGTTGTGGCCGCCTTTGCCGACGATGGAGTAGACCTGGAAACCAATGTTGCTCAGATTGAATTTGTGGTCGACGATTCGTCCATAGCCGCAAATCAAATCGGTGGAGAAATGCTCCTCCGAACATCTACCAGTGGCGGCACGATGACCACAGCCATAACCATTGCTAACGATCAAACAATTACGTCGTCGGGTCTTATCAGCGTAGATGATACGACTGAAAGCACTTCCACCACGACTGGCTCCATCCATACCGACGGCGGTTTAGGGGTAGTAGGCGATATATATGCTGGTGATGACATTTTTCTTACATCGGGCGCAGTCGTCAATTTTGCCTCTGCTGACATAACCATTACTCACGCGTCCAATACTCTGACGTTTGCGGGAGGGGCTTATCAGTTTGATGGCAATGTCGGCATTAATCGTGCTGCTACGACAAACCTGGATGTCTATGTCAATGATACCGGTACTACTGCGGCGATCCAGCCCCTCAAACTGGAGCACTCCTCGACTAACACAGCGACCGATGGTTTCGGAGTTGGACTCAGCTTCGCTCTGGAAAATGAGGGTGGAACAGAGGGCCGGACAGCAGGTCGAAATAACGTTATCTGGACTGATGCCGCGAATGAGGACTCGGCGTTTACATGGTTTTTGCGATCCGGGGGCAGCGTTGGGGAAAAAATGCGCCTCACCGATGTTGGAGGTTTGACGTTTGCTCAAGCATCAACGATTTTGTGTACCTCAGCAACTATGACGTTGGGATCATCGGGACAACAGATTGATGTAGCCAACGGCAGCGTCAAGCTCACTATGGGGACAGCGTCGACATTTGGCACTACGCAGCCGACCAACGCTATCGTGCTGCGCGACGGCACTGCTCCTGCGGGTGCTATTACTAATGCGAGCGGGATATTCTCTGCATCTGGAGTTCTGAAAAAAATTGTCGCTGACGGCACCGTCAGCAATGTGGGGTAAGTAGGATGCAAGCGTTTCAAGAACTTCTGCAACAACCTGTTGCTACAACGTGGTGGCAGCATGGCGATGATCTATGTGATTGTACATTTCACAACATACAGGACTGGACAAATCCCTACCTAGGACAGACCCTTCGTATCCGCATGTGCTGTCTGTTAAGAGACCTTGCGACAATGTTCCCCCAGTATTTCGAAGCGGTTGATGCTTATTTCGACCATAACCGCCAACAACACATTTTCAGCGTTCAGCCCTGGGATAGCGAGGAGCATGATATGCCCCGATATCTATGGTATCGCCAAGTCGCTATCCAAACCGGCGAACCCCTGGCAGTGGTCAGAGCAAGGCTAAAGGATCAAACGCCTCCTTCACGAGTAGCCACCGGCACCGGACGGGAAACGAGAATTCGAACTGAGAGGGGACGCAATGACTATTGAGAATAACGAGTGGACAAGGGTGAGGAAGGTGAAGACCGTAAACGCAGATGAAAGCGTCACAGTCAGTTACGAATTGACGGTTGAATGTGAAGTAGTGGACGCTGCTACGTCACGGAGAGCTACTTCGGTCAGGATTGTGGCATTACCGTTGGCCGATTTTTCTGCTTCTGCCATTGCTGCGCTGGACACTGCGGCTGCCCGATAAGCCATGAAGGTGCTGAAATGAGAGGAGACCATTGAAGTACATAAGATATCACCCAGATTTTTTAGGTGTCGAAGGTTTTCCTATTCGGATTGTAGACCCTGATGCTCGTAAGCAGCGGGAATCTTTAGAAGAAGCCAGAGCTGCTCAATGGCCTCTTGGTGCGAACGTCTACAGCAAAGCCATGATTGAAGAAGCTACCTTCGCTCAAGTTGTAATGTTTCTGATTAATGATGGCTATGGTCATGATATCGATGATAAAGGTAGGCCAAAGCGGATAGAGGGAGCTAGTGGTATGGTATCAGCGGCTTCAGTCATCCGTGCCTTCCAATACACCTTAGCTAATCAGTTGGATTGGGTTGCTCTGGAACAGACCGACTATGACTGGATTGTAGAATGGACAGATAGCCAAGGGCCATTTGCTCTGAGGATGGATATGGCCCTGATTAAAGAACGGTTGCAAGATATCTGCCGAACACCAGATGGCAAGGAAGCCAATCCTCATGATTTGCTATCTAGCATAATTGTCCCAGGATCGAATGGTCATGAACAATCAACGAAAACCCAATCGATCCCCACAGGAGTATTTGTTGGAACGTCCTCCGAATCACAAGATGATAACCAGATCAGTTACCAAAGCAGCACCGGACAAGAAATTACTGACAGGAGATGAACAAGCGGCTATGCTGCGTGATCGATATGGATTATTGCCCTGGAAGGTTGGACCCCATAGAACCAGGAAAGAAATCGAACTTGATGAAAAAGCCTGGGAGGACAACCTGTAGGTGAATTTATACGCCACATTAGATCAAATCAAGGAGAACCTGAGCATCGCTGCCGCTACCACCACGTGGGATGCTCAGCTTCTTCGCCGTCTTGAGGCAGCTAGCCGAGAAGTTGACAGTTATTGTGGAAGACATTTCTACGTTCTTACCGACACCAAGTATTTTGACATTCCTCTGGAGCGTTTCAACAATACCCGCCAACGTCAGGAATTCAGTTTACAGCCCATCATTCGTGACGATACTCGCACTCTGTGGGTGCCGGATATCCTAAGCGTCACCACGATCAAGATGGACTCTAACCAGGATGCAACATACGAAGACACCCTGGCAGCAACTGATTACATTCTTTGGCCCTTTGAAAGTTCCAGGTTCCCTAAACGCGGTGTTCAGATGGATGAACGGCAAGGGGACTATGCTACATTTTCATCTGGTCAGCGTGTCATTGAGATTGCTGCATTGTGGGGTTATGGAACAGGTAGGTCTGCGACGCCTTATAATGATGCCGGAACAGATGTCAATGAAGTTTTTAATTCAACCGATACTACTCTGACTGTTGATGCTGGAACACAGTTTGAAGTCGGTCAAACAATCCTTATTGAGTCCGAACAGCTTTGGATTTCGGCCATTTCTACCCACAATCTCACCGTTGAGCGTGGTGTCAATGGGACGACCGCAGCATCTCACGCAAATAACAGTGATATCTATATCTACGAATATCCGTACCCCGTGCAGGAAGCTGTGCTACGCATGACGGAGCTTGCTTATAGCCGAGTTGGTAAAGGCATGGCCGCAGAGCGACTTGGTGATTATAGCTACACCAAAGGCAGCGTGAAGGAAGAATATGAAACGATCTGGGATTCCTTGGTCCCTTATGGAATCCCAGTATTATGAAAATCGTGCGTATCCACATTCCCGAAGATGAACTTGAAGCGATGCAATGGGTTTACTGTGAACGGTGCCACCGGAAGCTAGAGCGACTATATCTAGAACTTAAATCGTCCGTTGAGATTCAGTGCAAGTGCAGTCATCTCAATCAATTCGGTGTTGACCAGGAACAAGTAGCACTTCTTCCGGATGGCATAGGTGGTTGGATTAAACAGCTAGCTTCTACGACAATCGAATAAAGCACCCTAGAGACCCAAGAGGTTCGATGAACGCCTAGAGCGTCGGTGTAGTCAATATGACTTCCCTGGCGTTTGTGTCCAGGGAGTTTTGCATTAAATCGGAGGACGATACATGACAACACCATCTGACGATATATCACCACCACCACAACCACCTTCTCCACCAGCACAACCAACAGGGCGAGGGTTACCAGATACCATTTCAGGCACCACAATTTTGGTTGCCCTCGTCGCCGTCCCCGTGGTCTGGATGTGGCTCATCCTGCTTTTGATGATCAGCTTAAGGATTCTCGGAGACATATCCCTCCTGGATAACGTGGAGGGACTCATGATACCTGTAGCGGCCCTAAACCTGCCTGTTGGAGCAGTCCTCGGAGAACTTTTCCGCCGGTGGGTGAGTGAGGGCGGTGTAAAGGATACTAACGCAGCCACTGGCGTTAATGGAGGTGGCAAGTGAAGTTCCGCATCCGCATGTTAGACCGTCAAGCTTATCGTTACTCGATGCCCACAATGGCTACGGGGCATAGCAACCCCATGATCTGGGTAGGCATGGCTCTGGTGATAGCATTCGGTGTTACCGTGGGCCTCATTCTGCTGTTTGCCAATGGCAAAACCTGGGCATCGATCCCCGATCCTGGTATCTACGATCTACGAGAGTCACCCAGATCACTGGTCAGCAATTCCGATCTAGCAGAACTCCCCGAAACCCGCAGCTTCGACCTGACCATTGATGGACAGCGGTTCGGCACCATCAACCTATCCGAGTTGGATGTTGGTGTAGCTAGTGGCGTAGTCAATGTGTTTGAGATTAGTGGCACTGGCGACACTCTGATTGAGACCATGACAGTAGATGGACTGCGTTGTGGAAAACTCACGGTTAGCGATGCGACCGTCCATGATCTCATTTATGAGGACAACCAAGCCGACGGAAATAGCTTCGCCTTGACCGTAGGCACTCCGAGCAACGTGTCGGTAGCATCCAGCCGAGGCAATACCAACCTCACTGCAACCAATGAGACGTACGATAAAATCATTCTTCGGGGCGGCACCTCGGGTGCAGTCATCAAGACGCTCACAGTAACGAATGTACGCACCTTTGGCGGGGATTGCGTGATCAGTGACCTCAACGTAGGCACGATGACGCTAAAGAACATGGTGATCGGGACAGGAGACGGCCTAGCTACGGCGGATTTCCTGTTTAGTAGTTTGACAGTCAAAAACAGCACTGGCGACAACAACATTGAGATCGAAACGACGGTGAAGTAATCATGATCGGCAAGGTACGGCCGCAGATATTCCTCGCCATAATAGTGCTTGGTGGACTTGCAGTGGTAGGCATTACCGAGGGGATGCCTGAGATAGCCACCGGTACCATCGGAGGGGTTATCGCATTGGGGATGAAGGTATTGGAGAATGAATAGCCAATGACTCCCTGGGATGATGTTCAGCGCATGTTGGGACGAATAGAGGTTAGCCAAGATAACCTTTTAGAGCGCATCCAGGCTATGGAAGCCAGAGTAGAAATACTCTATGAACGCGGAAACAAAACACGGCAGAAGGTGATGGCCGGTGGTGGTCTGATCGGCACTGGGGCTATTTCTATGGAAGTTCTGTCCCGATGGTTGTTATGGTGAGGAGTAAAAAACATGATTAATAAATTAGTGGAACGACTAGTGGAAACAATCTTACGGTTAGTTCCAGGGCAAGGTTTTACACAGCTGCGAGATACTATCCGTTATGCCCGGGCTAGAATCGAAGATGGAACCATAGACGATCCGAAACAGCTTGAGGCACTAGGCCATATGTCAGTCAATGCCATTGTTTCGATATTGCAATACCGATTAGTTGAGCCAGTACTAAAAGCTGATGTAGCGAAGCAATCGAAAGCGAAGCCGTAGTACATGTTTACAGGACTCCTAGATACCACATTTACCATTCAGAACCGGACGTTAAGTGCCGATGGATACGGTGGGCGAAGCAGTAGCTATGCCAACGGTAACACCTTTCAAGGCCGGTTATCCGAAATCAGTGGTCGCACCACTGAAGCCATACGGCTCAACAGAGAAGATAACCTGAGGACATACGTTATCTATGCCAATCATGATGTGGCGGTTGATGAAACAAAGAGGGTCACAATGGATAGTGGATCGCGTGTCTTTGAGGTTGTAGGAGTGCGGAAGCCTTCGAATTTGGCTTTTGGTATTGGTCACCTAGAAATTTCAGTAGGTGAGAAAAACGCATAATGATTAGTGTCAGTTTTCGCAGCGAACTTGATGACCGGAAGCTACAGAAATTAATAGATACGGTCCATCCGGAGTTAAAGAAAATTGTGCGGCGCAACCTATTTAGGGTTGAAGCTGAGGCTAAAAAGAGGTCTCCTGTCGATACTGGTAGAAACCGTGCAGCGATTCACACTGAATTAGATACAATGGGAATCGGTGGTCAGGTTAACACCGGCACCGATTACGCCCATTTCCTTGAACTCGGCACTCGCAACATGCCAGCCCGTCCTTACATGGTGCCAGCTCTCCTGTCTGTCAAGCCGCGATTTCATGATGAGATTGAGGAGCTTTTCACCAGTGTCGACTGACAATATAGTGCAGGCTTGCGATAAGGGCCTTTTCACAGCCTTAAATGTATCTGCTGTTACTAGTCTTGCAACAGGTGGAGTGCATAACTGGATAGCACCGGAAGAGACTGCACCACCATTCGTGGTCTTTAACTTCGTTGACAATGTGGATTCCTCTCGATCCTTCAGTCCTACCGAGAAATACCACACAGTTCGTTACCTTGTGAAGGCTGTTACGGATGATGGATGGCCTAAACCAGGCCAGGATATCCAGAGCCAGATTATCAATCTTCTGGATCGCGCTACTTTGAGCATTGAAAATCATACTTTCCTTTATTGCGAGAAAGTGCGGGATGTGATCTTCTCTGAACACGTTGGACGTGAACGCTGGTTCCACGTAGGAGCATTCTATGATATCTGGGCTGATGAGCCGTAGGAGTATAACTATGAATGCTCAGGATGCAGCTGATCGCCTGGAACAGCTGAGCAAGCAAGGAGAAGTTCAACGTCAGACCTTGGGTACATATCCTAGTATTGTGTTAAAGGCATTGAAAAAGTTCCGGCTTATGAATGGGCCTTCTAGTTCTAGCACATTCTTGATAATTTCGCATGGTGATGTATTCAGCCTAGACGGTGACGAACCACTAACTGAGAAGGAATTGATCGATGGAGGATTCGCAGAACGAATTAGCTGAAGAATGGTTGATTGCACTTGTTCGTCTAAACATACTGAATGCTCCAGGTTCTATTCCGAGTTCTACCAAGGTTGAGGCAGGGCAAAGGTTCCAACTGGATGGCGATGAAAGTGTTAATGCTGAAAGACTTTTTAGCACCGGAGCCATTGCAGTCTATGATGGGTCTCCAGAACAAAAAGCCTTACTGGTGCGGAGTGCTGCTGCGATAAAAAAGAAACGAGACAACCCGCTCAGACGTAAGAAAAATGAACGGTCGCGAGGTACATAATTATGGCTAGAATCCATGCTAAATCAGTTGCCCATTATGTAGATGAATTTGATTTTTCTGGTGTATCCAATGTTTGTACAATTGACGTAACCAATGCGTTAGTTGACATCACTGCATTTGCTGATACTGATATGACCTACCTGGAAGGCAAGCCAGGATTCACAGCCAGCATAGGTGGTCTACTTGACCCCGCCTCTGGTGGCTATGATATTGAAATGTTTGCTGACCTTACGACAGTAGACCGCCAATTGGGAATTTATCAAGATACAGTAGCTGGTTCCTTCGGATATGAAGGTTTGACTAATCCAGGCGATCAAGCCAGGGCATCCACGATTGGTGAAGCGATCACTCTTGATGTTAACTGGCGGGGTGATAATGCCTTAAACCGATCCATCATCCTCTATACTGCTACAGCTATTTCGTCCACTGCTACTGGCACCAAGTACCAACAGGGAGCGATCGGTGCCAGTCAACGTGGTGTTGCAGTCCTGCGATTGCTAGCTGCTCCATCAGGATCAGGAAGCAATGATCTGGTGGTTACCATAGAGAGTGATGCTAATGCTTCAGCAGGCGGTGAAACTACCAGGGCTACCTTTACCACTCTCAATCAGACCAGTACAGCCACCTATGAAGTCCAAGAAATTACAGCTACGGTCACTGATACATATTGGAGGGCGGTGGCCACTGTGTCTGGTGGTGGTAGTAGGGCGTTTAGCATTGTGATAGCTTTCGGCGTTCGAGAATATAATGACTGACGACATGGTTGATCCGGATCATTAGATTAAATGTGGAGGTGAAGAGTGGCGAGGACGCACGGCAAAGACTTGAATTTCAGCTTCAACGCAGTGGCTATTGAAGATGAACTCGATACGGCGACAATCAACTTCGCGGTTGCTGAAGCCGACATTACGGCTTTTGCAGATATATATCAAAACTTTCTGGCTGGCAAGAAAAACGTCACGATTGATATTGGAGGTTCTCTTGATCCAGCAGCCAGCCAGGGTGTCAATACTCTATTTGATGCCGTGGGTGGTGGAGTAGTTGCAACCGTTTTAGACCCTACTGGTTCTGGGCCGGATACCAATGATCCGGAGTATCAATGTGCAGCATCAGCCCCAACCGGTTCTCTGGTAGCGTCTCTTTCGATTTCTTTTCCTGTCGGGGATAAAGCCAGTTATTCGGCTTCTATCCAAAATTCCGGTGCAACTACCAGGGTAGTGTCGTAATAGCCCTAGAATCCAATTTAAGCCCTCAGAGGGCAAATTATGGAGGTGCATAATGGCAAGAACTCATGGTAAAGATGCGGATTTCTCTTTTGATTCAGTGGCGTTAGAAGATGAACTTAGTTCCGCTACGGTCAACTTCAGTGTTCCGGAAGCAGATATCACAGCCTTTGCGGATTCGTGGCAGAACTTCCTAGCTGGCAAACCTACAGCTACGATGGATGCAGACGGTGCTTGGGACCCTGCATCGTCCCAGGGCGATGCAACGATCTTCGGTGAGTTGGGTTTGGAAGGCGAAGAATGGGACTTCGAGCCGGATGGCTCCACAGGGTATAACGGTTTCGCTATCGTAACCAGCTATTCAATCACAGCCTCGGTAAACGACGCTATCAAGTATTCGCTCAGTTTGCGGCACAATGGTGGCTCCGCTGCTGCTGATGGAGCCGCACCGACCAGAGCTTAAATAAAGACTAAATAACAGAACTAAGTAAAGGAGACCCAATGCAGCAAGAACATCAAAGTCAAGTGCCAGCGGTTGTGGTGGATAGCGAGATCGTCCCACCACAACCTAACTGGAAAATCCCTCCAATATGTCGTAAATCGGATGATTGCACTATCAGCATCGGGAGGATCATTGCAGATGGTGCGATTGTTAAGGAAGGCCAGTTATCCTATGTACACATCGGCGAATGGATCAAATATATTCCCGTGATAACCGTTGGGGAATCGATTATGCTGAGTAGGCTTCAAGGTATGAGTGGCAAAGACATTGATGCGGAGGAAACTACTGATTGGATTGATGCAACTTGTGAGTCTCTAGCAAGACGCATTATTGATTGGAATTGGACAGACCTCCAAGGTCAGCTTCTTCCAAAACCTTGGAACAATCCATCAGCGTTCAAAGACCTGTCCAATGATGAACTGGCTTATCTCATGGTGCAGTCTATAAATGACCAATCGGATGATGAACTAAAAAACGGTACACAGCTCTTGCCCGATATATCGCAGACCGTAACGGTGACTACCCCCAACCCCCAGACGCTACTTTAAGTGAGATCGCAGAAACATTTAACTGTGACCTTGAAACCGCAAAAGGACAGAATGTCACAGAAGTGCGGATGGTTAATGTTTACCGGTCATGGAAAGCTATCAAAGCACAGATCAATCAGGACAAAGGGTTTGACAAGTTGACTTCGGATCAAGTGAAGCTCTGGAAGTGGATGACCGATCTGTTGGATGAAGATGATGATGAAGATGAATAAGGTAGCAAAGGAGCAGCATGGCTGATATTGCCACTCTATCAGTGCTGCTAAAGGTCAAGGATGAATCCAAGAAATCGCTTGATCAAGCTCAAGGCCGGTTCGCACGGTTTAATGACAGCATCAAACAAAATGCTGGAAAGATACGAGGGTTCGGAACTGCCTTGACTGGTTTCGGCCTTGCAACGTTGGGTGTGCTTGCATTAGGTATCAAAAGTGTTAATGAGCAAGAGAGAGGTATTCGTAAACTCGACGTTGCACTACAAGGGGTTGGTTCATCTTATGCAAGTAGTAGAAAAGAGATTGAACGCACTATCACTTCTCTACAGAGAAAGACGAACTTCGGCGATGAAGAACAACGTGAAGTTCTCACTCGGTTAGTTGCTGTAATCGGGGATGAAGAAAAGGCTCTTCAGGCTCTCCCTGCTGTCCTTGATGCCGCTGCATTCTCTGGGCGATCAGCCACTACTGTTTCTGAAACCTTATCGAAGTTCATGGTTGGTTTGACTAATACTTCGGACGCAACCGGTGTATCTGTAGATGCGACAGCTGATTTCACAGAAAGATTGGCTGCCGTCATGGGTGTTGCTGCCGGTCATGCCGAAGCTGATGCCGATAAATTTATCCAACTAAAAAATTCAATGGGCGATGTTCATCAGGCTATAGTCATTGGATTGTTACCTGCGCTTGAAAAGATGGCTGCTTTTTTGACTAAAGTAGCCGTAAAGGTTACCGCATTTGCGGAAGAACATCCACACTTGACCAAAGTTATCGTTATCGCAGCCGCTGCCCTTGGAACAATGTCATTCGCTGCTGGTGTTTTCCTTCTTATCCTTCCAACCCTGGTTGCTTCCATTACGATTTTAACCGGTGCTTTTGCTGCACTCACGATTGCAATGGGGCCGATTACGCTGATCATCCTGGCGTTGGCCGCAGTCGTATTGGCTGGCATCGTGATATGGAAGAAATGGGATGATATTATACATGGCCTCTCCATAGCCTTTGACTTCATTTCTGAAGCCTACCGCAGCAAATTGGGGTGGTTACTCCCTGGTGGAGCATTGATTAAGGCAATCCTTTTTCTTAAGGATGTTTGGGGTGCTGCATGGAAGGGAACACAGACAGTTTTTGAAACTGCCAGTGATGGTATTAAAACTGCCTACGAAAGCAAATGGGGGTGGTTACTCCCTGGCGGAACATTGATTAAGGCTATTCTATGGATCAGGGATAATTGGAAGCCCATATGGGATGGGGTAAAAGATGCTTTTAGCACTGCCAGTGCTGGTATTAAAACTGCCTACGAAAGCAATTTCGGATGGTTACTCCCTGGCGGAACATTGATTAAGGCTATTCTATGGATCAGGGATAATTGGAAGCCCATATGGGATGGGACAAAAACAACCTTTAGCACTGCTTGTGATGGTATTAAAACTGCCTACGGAAGCAATTTCGGATGGTTACTCCCTGGCGGAGCATTGATTAAGGCTATTCTATGGATCAGGGATAATTGGAAGCCCATATGGGATGGGGCAAAAGATGCTTTTAGCACTGCCAGTGCTGGTATTAAATTTGCCTACGAAAGCAATTTCGGATGGTTACTCCCTGGTGGAGCATTGATTAAGGCTATTATATGGATCAGGGATAATTGGAAGCCCATATGGGATGGGGTAAAAACAACCTTTAGTGCTGCCGGTACTGGTATTCAAACTGCCTACGGAAGCAAATGGGGGTGGTTACTCCCTGGCGGAACATTGATTAAGGCTATTCTATGGATCAGGGATAATTGGAAGCCCATATGGGATGGGGTAAAAACAACCTTTAGTGCTGCCGGTACTGGTATTCAAACTGCCTACGAAAGCAAATGGGGGTGGTTACTCCCTGGCGGAGCATTGATTAAGGCAATCCTTTTTATTAAGGAGAACTGGAATGCTGTCTGGGGTGGTATCAAAGATGCTTTTAGCATTGACTTTGCCAGTCCTATTAAACGGGCAATGGAGGAACTCATTGATTTTCTTAACGCCCGTATTGATGAGATCAATGCGATTCCTTTGTTGCCTGATATACCAAACATCCCTGGTGGCACGTCCAATGTCAGGAGCGGTCTACAACACCCTTCATATGTTCCGCCCATAATTCCGGATATACCAACAGGATTGTGGCATTACCGTCCTGACCGAAGTAACTCTTCAAACATATCTAACGGAGCTTCCCATTCCAGTCACTCGCCTAGTCATCCAAATGGAACGACCGTGAACGCCACTATCAATATCAATGGTGCTGATGCTTCTAATATGCACCAGGCTCGACAATTTGCGGATCAAGTTGCTAATCGTCTCAATGAACGTCTGGGAGAGATTGCCGAGAATCAGGAACAAGTGAGGAGTTCCTGATGGCGTGGACAGTCCAGTTAACAGACGGGACTACAACATTCGATTGCAATGATCTCAGCAATACCTGGGTCAATGAAAACGGCTTTCAATGTCCACCACCGACTTCACGGACGAGCTATACCGGCGACAATCTTTTTCGGCATGGTTCGGACCTAATATCCCTTGCATACAATAACCGTACAGTCCAGATCAACTTCCAAGTTTTAGGCTCCAGCACAGATAATCTTGCTACCCGTATTCAGTCTGTCCACACGTTGCTCCGGAAGGCTAAAGAGTTTAGCACTGTGGGAGTAGGTAACCAAGTTCAGGTCAAGTTCCAGTGGAATAGTGCAACTAACCCGGTTTATTTCAATGTGCTTCAGGGTGACCTTGATCTTGGGCCTACCATGATGGGCGTGTTCTTGCAAAAGCACACACGGCTTCGCGATGCTCGTCTTATTGTGGAGTGTGAGCCTTTTGCTCAAGGGACAGAAGAAAGCCTTGAAAATTATCTTGACGATCCTGGTTTTGAGTGCAGCACTGGTACTCTATTTGCTGACTGGACTGTTGCAAATGGTACGAGAGCTGTTGAAGCCAGTGGTGCTCCAGAGGGAGCGGTCTGGGGCAAGATAACCCTTAATACGTCTAGCTCAGTATTCCAGTGTTCACAAGTGCAGACAATGACTGGCGGAGTGCATATCTTCTCTCTTACGTACAAGATCAATGGAGGTGAAGAATACGAGATATTCCTGACTGATAGTGGTGGCACCACAGTAACAGCCCTCACTCCAGATAATACCCAACGGACAGCCACAGTTACTCGCGATAGTTCTAGCCATACATCCATCACCGCAGGAATTCGTGCAGCAAGCGGTACCGATACTGATGATATTGTCCTCATGGATTTGGCATATCTTGGCGATGGTTCCACGGCACCAACAGCCTGGGTAAGCAGTCGCAATGTCTACAACAACAATGAGGATGGTGGCAAGATACAGCAATCAAAGTTGAACTTCATCGATATCGAGAACATCCCTGGTGATGCACCATGTCCTCTACAAATCAAAGCTACTGAAGCTGAAGGGCATACGGATTTTTGGTGCGGTGCCAGACATGCCACCAGACAGCGTGATGTTGTGATTTGGCATGAGGGTGAGGATTTTGCGACCTTTAGCGATGAACCAACTGACCTCTCGCCATCGTCTGGCAATATTGGTGAGATGATAAATGGCACCATCTTCGATGCACAGTCTGGTGGAGTAGCAACGTCTACGACTAGCATAACTCTTTCTCATACCGTTGGGACGGCACAAGGCAGTCGCTTGTTGGTTGTTGGTGTTGCCACCAAAGATACCTCCACATCTGGGCCATCAGGTATTACGTATGCAGGCGATGCACTGACCAAAATAGATACATCTACCAAAGACAATGCTTCGGCAACCATATTCTACATGGTAAATCCAGATACTGGCAGTAATAACATCGTCGTCAGTTTTGCAAGCACTATTGATGAAATCGCTGTTCGTGCATCGAGTTATTACGGCGTAGATGCAGTTAATCCACGTCGTTCTAATGCAACCGCAGACGGAGCCTCTGGCACTACACCATCGGTTGCCGTTACCACGGTTGCTGGCGATATAGTAATAGATATGGTGTCTTCTGACACCAGCAATAGTCGTGCCTGGACACCCGGTGCTGGGCAAGTTGATCTCGGCGAGAATAGCGCACCGGAATCAACAGCGTCCTATGAAATTGCTACAAGCACCACAACCACTATGACCCACTCTCCTGACGGGTCCGCTTCTTGGTGTCAAGTAGCAGCGGCGTTTAGGTCTGCCATGTTTGGTGCAACGGCTGCATCTCCTACAGTTGTTACCAAAGATGTGACAACACCACCAGAGGGTTTATACAGAGTGCTTGCCCGTGTCGCGGCTCCTGATGCTGGTGACCAATTTGGCATGAGCATCGGCTATGCTTATGGTGGAGTGACGAAAGACCCAGCAGTAGCCGCGGACTATACAACAATCAACGTTGCTACTGGACATATCATTGATATAGGTACATTAACAGTTCCTCCAGTGGCAACACCTGGAGGTGGCACTGTCGGTACGTTGACCCTGCGACTTGCCATGTATCCAAAAAGTGGCCCCTCCTATACAGATCGTGTTTGGGTCGATTGGGTGATGTTAATGCCGGTCGATAATGGATTTGCTTATCTCAATAAAACGCTTGCTACCAATATTGTCTGGGCTGATAGCCGGTCGAATCCGAAAGGTTTGTACATAATGAACAGTGCTGATGTTATCCAGTCTTTCCCAGCTGACCAGGTAGGTCGTCCACCAGAAGCTCATCCCGAAGGCACTCGCGTCTATTTTGTTTCCGATGATGGAGCTGCCGACATAGCTGATAAATGGACCATAGGGATCACGTATTTGCCCAAGTTCCTCCAGGTTGCTGAAGCTTAATGGCACGGTATTGGCCCAACCTGAGAGTGCAGTTGTACGATGACTACAACAAAGCTGCGCTAGAAGCGGACTTTACAGATAGCTTCAGTGGGTTGACATTTACGACGCGAATACATGGAGGGTTCTCGACCTGCAACATATCCATCGATATGTCGTTGGTTGACGCTTGGTCTTATCTGCATACGGACAACCAACGAGGCGTACATTACAAGCATCTATTGATAACGGAAGAAAAGCGGACCATCTGGGAAGGTCGCATCCTTGATGTTGCTCTCCGGTGGGGAACAGGTTCATTAGGCATCGATTTCGAAGCCTTTGGTTATTGGTCATCGTGTCGAGACCAAATGTATGATTCTGAAGATGCTGGTAATACAGATTGGACTTCTGGAAGCGGCCATGAACTCCATGATATAGTCAAAGAACTGCTAGACAAATCGTGTCCTGATATCAATTCTGTATCTGATACTTGGCCTCAGATTGAAACCTTCAGCCGCGATTTAGCAGGCTTGAATTTGGAAACCCGTGCCTATCCTCAGGATATTATAGTTGACACATTGATGCCATTATCAGATACAGATGATAGTGTGCCAGTTTTTTATATCTATGAGGACCGTATCCCGGTGCTAACAAAACGGACAATTTCCCAGGTTGATATTTTTGTTTGGCTTGATGATACCGACAACGGGTCCTTAAAACAGCAAGGTAAGCACATTCGCAACCGCATCATCCCATCCGTTGGTGGCACTGAAGGAACAGCGGCCAATAATACGGATAGCCAGGCTATTTATCCGAGGCGTGATATGGTATTAAGTCTGCCAACTGGGACTCCAGCGAATGCTCAGAATGACGCGCGTGATGCAGCTTTGATAGAACGCAACCTTCCTCGCCAGGACAATGGATTTGATATTGTCGGTGCTATCTATTGTACTGATGCTGGACCCGGAACCGCTGATGGCAGCCTGATTGAATGTCCCAAATGGCGTGTTCGTGCCGGTGATGTTATACGCCTACAAGACCTTGTTCCAGAGTCCGTATCGACCCCAGCTTTCGATGATTTGAGAACCTTTTTCATCATCGAAACTTCATATGATGCAATACAGGATCGCCTCAATATCATCCCTGACAGACCACCAGGCAACCTCAGTTCCATATTGGCTAGGGCGAACCTATTGGAAAAGAACAAATAAATGACATGGCTCTGATGTCAGGTAGACGGCCTTGGTCAGCATTGGATGGATGTGATGCCAGTGACTCATGCCTGACCTGTCCATTGCCCGAATGTAAATATGATGACCCTGCCGGGTACAAGGCCCATTTACAGAACCATAAGGATCAGTATCGGGCAGCCATCATATCTGCTGAACACCTAACGATTGAAGAAGCTGCTAATCGGTTTGCGGTTAGTCAGCGGTCAATTTTGCGGTTGATGAAACGGCAGAAGACGCCAGCGTCTTGACTAATAACGTATAGATGCTAGGCTGGCAATGCCCTGTGTGGGCTAGGGTTCGCATGGGTCTCCTTTCAGTCCCCTGAGCGTCTTGATTCCCTGCTGTATCAAGCGCAAGGGGGACTTTCGATTGTAGATAGATGAAGGGATGCTCCGAGTCTTATCGTCCGATCAACCCTAAATAGGGGCAATTTGAAAACTGCTCAACCTAAAAAGTAGAAACATCTGGAAAGCTCGGATCACCTTGATAGCGTCTAGCACCTCTTCCGCAGACCTGAGCTGTTCTTGAACCTGCTCCTCAATATCCTCTAAAAGGCTCAAGGCCCCGGAATATAGTTTGACGGCTAATCCGAGGCCTTGAAGAAACACCGCCCTTCGGTTCCACGTTGGATATTAGGATAATGTGGACATATCAATCTCCCCGTCT